GGCCTGTCCATCACACCTATGATCCCGACCCTGAGATCACGTTTATCGTGATAGCTCATTTGATTCTCGATCTCCTCAGGTTCTCCCGTTGCCACGATTAATAATGCCGGCTTATCCTCGCCCTCGAATTCAGTCGGAACAAGCGGCACCCGCTTCACTGTCTTAACTTCTGTCCAGTAAGGACCCTCTCCGTCTATCGCGGTCAGCGTTGTCTCCAGATCTTGTAATATCAATTCCCGTTTCGGTTCTTCTGCCATCCTCGTTTCCTTTTGTCATTCCCGAAGTCTTTAATCGGGAATCCATTCCTTATTACCCTCGCCCGCTTGCGGGAGAGGGCAGGGTGAGGGCACTATCCTATCGATATCTCGATCTGCCGCCCGAATATCAGTTCAATCTGAGCTTTAACATCATTGTATGATTTTAGTAACCATTCACGTTTCGGCATGGTAACTTTCTTCGTCCGGATCCACTTGCTATCTATTTGAAAAACTAAGTATTTCGCATTCTTCGGTCTGATAATCCCGCCGTATTCGTGTATTGCCGCTTGCACAACCGGGCTTCCCACTCTGCCGCTTATAACATTTCCTAATCGCCTTACAATCGATTTTACAGAATGCTGAAACCGATGAGTACGTGCTTTAAGCGTTGCTCCTGCAAGGTGATGTGTCTTTGCTCGTGTTTCGACAAGCGAGCAAGATTGTACAACGGCTTTGTAAATTCTTCCGGGCATCGCTTTTGCAGTCTTATCCATGCCCCTTCTGGAATCATCTACCCCGTCAAATCTCACATCTGGTTCCATCGTTTTTCCTCTGTGCCTTTGTGCCTTCTGCCTCTTTGCATTGTAGGGGCTTAATACATTAAGCCCTCTTTGTCATTCCCGAAATCTTTAATCGGGAATCTCAAGTCCCTCTCCGGGGGATTTAGGGGGCTACCGCCTCGCATATAACCGTTCAAGTCGCTTCATGATCTTTTCCTGGTCCTCTGGCCCGCGCTCGTATGTCGCCGTGCCTTCACCGGTACTCTCACCGCGTTTTGCAAGCGCTTTTCTTCCATGACCGGATAGATAATACTCGAGAGCCGCAATCTGCTTCACACACCGCTTTAGATCGCCAGGAACCGTGCTGTATCCACCGGTATATGTCACTAAGATACTTCCAGGGCCACCGCCGAAAGCTTTACCCGAAACAAGCCTTAAAATGCCGCTGTCTTGATCAACCGTATAATCACTTGATCCTAAAGCAGCCCCATCCACTGAAACAGAGGATATATCAGTCACCGGAATATTTTTTAGAAGAACAGCTTGCTTGCCCCCGTCGTGCCGTTCGTCAGAATGTTCGGCAGATTTAATCACCCGCCCTAAGCGCTTCTCTATCGTATCTGACCAGTCGTTGATAGCCCGTTGAAGAAAATCATCATCATCTGATCCGCTCAGTTTAAGCCAGTCCTTGAATTCAGCTATCGTTACGAGTGCATTGTCTGCAGCATCAACCGCCATATCAGCCCCTTATTCAATGTCTAAACCGAAATTTCTACGCTGCTCTGTTCGCTTGATCACATTCATTATGTTACGGCGCCGTGATCTGGTTTCCCTGATCGTCAAACCGTTTTTTTTTCTGCAGTAGATTCATCATTTGTTTCAGCTGGAACTCCCTCAGCTTCCCTGATCATAACAATCAATTCCGGTTTCTTCGTCCCTTTGGGAACTTTGATTCCTTTCCCGGATGCTATTTTCCGAAGCTTATTGTAATTCAAATCCTCGAGCTCCATGGTCGCTGGTTCTGTTGCATCAGGTTCTTCAACTGGTATTGGAACACTCGCCACCGGCTCTGCAATTCCATGATCAATCCACCTGCGCGCCGTATTGCTATCTATCTCAACAATATCGCCTGGTCTGAGAACTTCACCTTCCCACCGTGTCTGCAGTTTCATTTTGACTTTCATAACAACCTCATCAATTAAATGTAGGGGCGGTCCCCGACTCGATTAATTGTATTTCGTACTTCGTAAATCGTAAGGGCAGGTCTTGTTCGCTGCGTTGCATCGCAAAGAGCACCTGCCCTTTTTGTCATTCCCGTGAAAACGGGAATCCATTCATTCTACACAACCAGATAAGCATCCACCTTCGTCGCGTTCAGTGCCGAATTTAGATCGATGGTGTTGCTCTCGATTGCTGTGGCGCTTGCGGTGACTGCCGCAGCTGTCCCTTCGTGTACACTGTTGAGAAATGCATCGATGCAGGGAATTTCTTCTTCTGCGTAAGGCAGCCCTAATTTATCACCCCAGCCGATGGCTGTGGTCGCAGCGGTACCGTCATGAGCCGGAATGGAGATACTTGTGACCGTCTTGAAAGCCTTGTTACCCTCGACCGTTCCAGGCGTATCCACGGTAAATACCGGCAGCACCTCGCTGATCACCTCGTCGAGAATATTGGTACCTGTGATAGTTACCTGAATGGCCCCGATATCGGTTCCCGTACCGCCTGCTGTTGCCGTGATACTGCGCGGCACTCCGGGATTGGTGATTAACGTGGTGATTACCTGCGTTGAACCGTTACACGTAACCGCCGCATGAACACCGGTGGTGAGGGCTGCAAGTGCTTCCCCTGCTGTCCACTCTAAATGTGCAACGAAACTCCGGTCGGGATTGTCATTTGCAACATCGCTCTGTACTACCTGGCCGAGACCAGGATTCTTAGGATAAAATCCCATGGTATTTTCCTCCTCAATTCATAATTGTCATTCCCGAATTCCTCTATCGGGAATCCATTCATAACTCACAATTCACAATTGCTTACGCTTACGGTGTCAACACACCGAATGGATACCTGTTAGCCTCTACCGGCTGCAAATCCGTTGGAGGATTCGGTACCTGCCATGCAAGCCTCATGACTACACGGAGTGCTATCATATCCTGCTGTGCAAGGTTATATACGATATCTCCGGCATCATCCTGGATGACAGCTTCCGTAAGCACCTTATATGTTACATCCTGCCTGATGGAATAGACCGCCTCATTCGCCTCGCCGGAAATCATAAGTGCCTTCGTGGTATCAAATGCACCGCTTCTCTGGAACATGATTTCCTCGCCGTCTAATTCATAACGGGCTTTCTCGCCCATCGAGCGAAGGAAAATCGGCTGTCCGTTTGCATCCCTGAGACCTCTCAGTTTTGCTTTCATCGAGATACTGGCAATATTAAGGGTAATGCCGAACCCGTCAGCTTCTACAGCAGCATACATGCCGTTTACGCCCAGAAGATCGTCGTACATATCGACTCCCGTACCGAAAGCAACTGCGTTGCCTGCGGAAGTCGCGGCTGTTACGATGTCGATGGGCCAGGCTGTAGGTTTGTTCGTGCCGAAGAAGACAGCACCGTCTATTACTTTACCGAACGCTGTCACTATCTGCGGCCTGACCTGTGCCCAGATGTCGTAATCGGCATCGTCAAGAACCGCTTCCGGTATCGGTACAATACAGACGATTTCTTCTGCATTGAGATATTTGTTTTCCCAGGTCTGCTCGGTTGTTTTCTTCAGGCCTGTATCCCCGTCCACAAAATATGCCACCGGCATAACGCTGACCACGGGTACTCGCCGCTGTTTCCTGGACATATTCGGAAGCTTCCTGAATAGCCTCAGCGCCGCTGATTCTTCGGGTACTCTCTGAATGATCTCTGTCGCGGCATCTTCAGGTATCAGAGCTTCGGCATCCGATCTGCTTATAATTTGATCATAATCTCCCATGATTCTTTACCTCCTCTTTCATAATTCACAATTCACAATTTATAATTCATGTTATTTTCTGTCTGCTGATTTACGAATAAAAGTATTCATGCCCTTCCCGGATGTGCTGCCGGCTGGTTCATTACCTTCCCCCGGCTGCTTCGATTCTGCAATCCGCTTCTCAACTTCAACTAACCGCTCATCGACCTTCTTCACCGATTCGGTTATCTCATTGAGCTTTTTCGCCTCATCGGTATTCTGATCAGTATCCTGATCGCCCTTCTCAAGCTTCTCCAGACGTTCGTTCAGCTTGGTCGCTGTTTCCGTAAGCTCATCTATCTGCTTGGCTTTCTCGTCGGCAAGCCGTGTCTCGAGCTCGGTGATTTCTTTTTTCGCAGCTTCATCCGGATCCTTTCCGGCCAGCCTCTTTACAATTTCAATAACCTTTTCTGTAAATTTACTCATCGTACTTCCTCCGTTGTCTAAACGTAATTCAGGTATTTCCTTTTCGAATTTATTGTATAATTTTTTCAGCTTTGCATATGCTGTTTTCCTTGCACTCTCAGGAATATCGATACCTCCTCGTGCTCCATTCAAAGCCGCCATCGCAGCACGGCTGCCGTTCCAGAATACCGTGAGTTTCCCGCCTTTCATCTTCGCCACCGGCAGCTTGTATGCTTCTTTCGTCTCCGGATCCTTGTCGGGATCCTGATAAAGACATGCCTGCTTCAATCCATTCCAACCTAACGCATCGATGATCGCATCGGCATCTTTACTCCAGTCCCAGTCCCACGGTAAGCTGTCATTATATTCCAATCTCTCAACAAGCTGAAACCGGGCGTCTAAATTCGCCACCGGATAACCGATCGTAATCCCGTCTAAAACAAATTTGGTAAACCGTACAACACTCCTCCCGTCGATTTCTTCTTCCTTGAATCCGTATGGTATCACCTCGACCGAAAACCCGTTGTATTCATTGCTTTCGATTTTCTCCCACTCTTCGAGATCGTGAATCTCCGCTCCTATCCAGAGCCCGCTCTCATCGATTTCCAGCATGGGAACTTTGCCCACATTCGGCTTATCATGCATTGCCGAAAGCGAACGGTCCTCTAAATATCCCGAAACCGCATGAGGCCACCAGGAAGGTTCTAATATCGTATCGTAAGCATCAACTCTGCCCGTCGAAGCATAACCGTATACCATGTGCCGCTCGATATCTATCCTGGTAATCGGCACTCGAAATATCTGTTTCCCGGTATTCATTGTATTTTTTTTCTTACGATATTCAATTCTATTTTTAATCCAATCAACTGAGAGCATCTACAAAACCTCTTTTCGGACGGTTAATTATCCATTCTGGCATGCCCACAATTCTTGCAATTTCACGCAATAATGATTTCCCAATTCCATCTTTTACACGATCACGAATAGGTATTCTCGATATATAATCCACAATCGGTTTATGTAGGTAAATCCAGTCAACATTAATTCCTAATTTTTCAGCAGAATTAAACATTGGAGTCAAATGCTCTTCTTCGAGTTTTCCAAAAAAATATTTAAAAGTTTCTTCCTGTGAAGAAAACCTTGAGCTTGTATAAACATGCCACCAATAACCCCCCATTTGCTCATCGATGCCATCACCGGCTAAAATATCTGTTATAAATTTTGAGGCATATTTCAAAATAAGCATTACTGCATTATCCCCACGATTCAGTCTGTCAAAACATTTTATTGATTCAGATATTTCTTCTTGTTTTGGTAGATATACATAATGATTTAGCTGTTTTTCTTTTGATAATTTCATAGCTGAAATTACATCAGGATGTTCATATGATTTACCAATAGTAAAACATGGGATACCCGGGTAATATTTATTCCCCAAAATTGCAATTATTGAACTATCAATACCTCCCGATAAAAGTATTCCAGGTCTTTTGATATTGAAAATTGCTTGCTGTAATTCATGGCTTATGATTTCAAGCAATTCCTCAATACTATAAATATTTTCATCAACTTTCCAATTGCCTATTTGCACAGGGTACCGTTTCGCCATCTGCTTCTGCTTCCTCATTACTCCAGTAGACATCTTGATCTTCTACCAATCCTTTTAAACAATGCTGTATTTCTCCATTTTCATCAATAACATGGGCAACTTCAAAGAGATTACCTAAATGATCAATCATTTGACAGTGGTGTATTTCTTCTTCTCCACCACCCTTTTGTTCATGAAGATGATGAATGAGATAAAGCCAATCTTCAAGTCCATCTCCTTCTGTTTCTTTAAATTTTTTTATTCTATATTTTATTCTTTCAATGATTTGCTTTCCCATAATCGCCTCTAAAACAAAAAAGCCGCATGCATCTCTGCCCACGGTTTTATATATAATATAATTTTTATGTTAATACTGTGAAAAGTGTTACACTTTTTTATACCTTCTTCATTTTTTGTAACACTTCAAAAGGTTCATTTTTAAAGAGCTTTAACAAAATTAAACAAGATCCAGATGGCTTTCTCGAATTTTTATATGAATAATATGTGCTTAACTTAATCCCGATCAGATCCGCAAAAGCCCTTGTCGTCAACCCGAGTCTGTTCCTGATAGCTTCAATTTCTTCAAATTTCATAATCTAATCCTTTCAAAATATTCTATTGACATAATATTATTTTTTGTTTATTTTTCTTATGACATCACTATTGACTTGTTTCCAAGTCTTTAAATTGTCAGAGAAGCGAAGGATATATTCGCTGTTTGTCGATATCGAAGCACGGCTCTGTTGGTTAAGTCCATTATCCGTGCTTTTAGATAATTTTCCCATCAAGTAACTTTACCAAATTACATTTTTTACAACGGTAATGTTAAATAACTTTGCCACCACCTTGAAAAGTGTTACACTTTTTTATACCTTTCTCATTTTTTGTAACATCTCTTCGGGCTCTTTTTTCAGCAATCGCAAAATTTTTTCAACTGCTCCCGATGGATTCCGTGCATTACGATACGAATAATAGGTGTTCACTTTAATCCCGATAAGCTCTGCAAAAGCCCGTGTCGTCAGTCCGAGCCTGTTCCTTATTTCTTCAATCTCTCGAAATTCCATTCTTTCATTACGATAACTTTCTCTCGCTAAGGTACTTTTTATTTCATCTTTAATATTTTTTTTAAGATGAAAATTGATATATCGTTTATCATTTCGCTTGATTGCATTATAACAATATATACAATGATACCTTTCATTGATAACATAATCAGGATTTGCATTAATAGGTCGGCCGCAGAGTTCACATGCGAGCTGTATTTCAAATAGAGGTGTTCCCTCGTCATCAACCACAATCGATTTTTCTGCTATTTTTTTCATTTGAAATCCTCCTTTTTAATTGTTTATTTTGCCGTCAAAAACCATGTCTTATATGAATCGCTATAAAGGAAATCTTTCGGAAATATATTGCTCTCATCCCAATCCTTTTCTCCGCTCATGCCAAAATCAAATCCGGCTTTAGGAATCCAGCAGGTATATTCCTTTCCTTTTGATTCAATTAATCGGGAAAGCATGACAGCCTTTTCAGTTTCTTTAACAATCACAGCCTTAACAGAGACACTCTTTAATCCATTATTATATCTCGTCACAAAATCTTCTGAAATTCTCGCTGCTGACTTCGGGCTCGTTATTGTAATTTCTTTTTTCATCGGGGGTCTCCTTATTTTTCTTGATAGTAAAATAATAAATATACTCTATTATGTCAAGTATTATTATTACATTGTATAATTATTCTTTAAAAAATGTCCCCGCAAAGCCTTTATTCATAGGCTTTTACAGGGACAATAAAAAAAGTGAAAAATATTTTTAAAAAAGTTATTTTTTTATATGATATGTTGCATAATGC